ATCCATTGTCTGCTTCCATTCTAGTTGACGGTACATTTAGTGACTGATATAGTTTCTTCTTAAAGTATTCTATATCATCTATGTCAGCAAGGTTCTGACCGCCAGGAAGTGTACTAATTTCTGTTCCTCTCCCACCTTCTCTTCTTGGTAACCAAAAATCTTCAAGCATACTCATATGCTTTCTATCATCTTTGATTTCACCAGTGTCTGCATTATAAACAAGTTTGTTTTTATACTTGTTCATAACCTCAGACAAATATTGTTCCGCCTTTGCTTTTGGAAGGTTACCTACATCAATGTAGAATATTCTTCTCTCGGGAGCCCTTGATATACGGTAGATAACAAGTGCATCCTCCATCATTGATAACTGATTTGCAGTCTTCAATGCCTTATGCAAATAACCGATTACAACATTCTTAGTGTAATCTAATAGACCCGAAGTAGTGTATGTCACTGCTTCAGGTGCAATTTTTACAACATGTCCTTCTTGTGATGAGGATTTATCAAAACCCTTATCATTAAAGACATAAAATTCTTCAATCTTCTTGACCGTGTCTATTCCAGTCTTTTTATCTTTTTCTTTCTCTACGTTTCTAACCTTCTTAATCTTAAGAGGGTCAACGTTTCTTACGTCAACGATACCAAGTTTGGGTCTCTTGCTATCAACAACTTTATGGAAGTATATTCTCCCATCTACGTACCATTTTCTGAATAATTCATGAGAGTTCTGATTGAACTTCATTAGAGATAAGATGTGACTGAACTCGTCTTGCATCTTTTTCTTGATGCTATCAGAGAGCTTGACATCTCTGAGGTCGAGTGTCACAATTCTATCTGAACTATCAGATGTGATACACTCATTAATAATATCTTCGATTGCTGAGTCACACTCAGGCACCAAAGATGTTTCACGGTATCTTCGAATGAGTTCTGCCTCATTCTTAATACCGCCTTCCATGTCAACATAAGCACCATAAGCTCCGCCTGATATGAACCCACTTTGCTGTTGAATGACGGGAGTCCCGTCATCCTCAAGCGAAGGTACAAACGACTTAGCGTTTGGTGCCTCTTTGACTCTTAACTCGTCTTTTTTACGAGTAATTTCAAACCCAAATATATCCATACTAATATTTATACCACCAATATGTGGTAGTTATTCACTGTTCTATTAAAGAACTCTTTCCCAGTGAGAATATGTGAATGTAGTTTCAAATGTCTCAACCTCAGATGCCTCTGCACTTGATAGTGCAATCTCACCGATTGATGTTGGGAACATGTTGAAGAATTCATATCTCGCAAGGACTGAGTCGTCTTTGTGTAATTGTTCTACGAAAGCACGTGATAGAAGATAGTCTGTATCTGTTGCAGCTTCTGTTGTTGATAAAGATGCAATATCATTTGACCATGCCTCTAAAGCAGTTCTAGTAGAAAAATCTAGGTCGTTGATAACCGTAATTGACCAGTCTGCAAATGTTCTATCACCAGCAAGTTTCAGATTTTGTCCTCTGAAAGGTACACTAATAGTGTTAAGAGTACTTTCAGGAATCTTGGTTGCTGTACACAAGAACTCTAATCTCTGACCAGCACGAGGTACAAACACTCTAAAACGGTTCGCTCTAGGGCCTCCGCCTATTAGGTTTGCTTTAAATTGGTCTATTGTTGCCATTTATATACTCCTATTAAACTGCACTGTAAATCTCTTCAAAGTCAACACCACTTCTGGCGGCAACAAAGTTGAGAGTAATAAAGTTAATTGACCTAGCAGGTTTGACAAAGATGGAACATACAAATTCATTTCTATCAATTACTGAGTCTGTGTTATTTGATTCATCACACACTACTGAGAAGTCTGTAAGACCACGTCTGTTTTTCACATCTCTTAAGAATGGTTCAACAGCAGCCCTAAACTGAGCACGTGTAAATGCATCGTTGAATTCGAACAACTGAGACTTAGCAGCAATCGCAATCGCCTTCTCTAATACGATGAACAATCTTCTTACGTTGATTCTATCGAATGCGGAAGGTGAACTTAATGCAGTCTTATCACCGAATAATACAGTTCCTTGACCAGCAAATGTTACGATTGGATTAACTCTTTGTCTATAAAGGTCATCTCTAGATGCCTTTTTAGGGTTGTAAGCAAGTTTAGTAATACCTAAGTATTGTCCTCTTGAGAATCCAGCAGGTGAGAACCATGGGTCTCTTAGTAAGTCTGACCTTACCATAATACCTGTTGTATGTCCGTTGCCTGGAACCCAACAATATTTGTCGTTAAATCTATCATACATGTATACCCAACCTGAGTCTAATACTGCGTATGATGATGATGTAACTGAACTATAATCTGCAAGAACGTTTGTTGTTTGTAATGATTCTGAAGATACATCTACTACTGAAGTTCTTCTTGGTGATGCAACAACCATACAATCTTTTCTAGTTTCACAGTCAAGAATCAACTGATTAACGATTGTATTATGGTCTGTAACTGAATCAGCACCTTGTGTTCTTGTTGAACCGACAATCATGAATGAAATGTCGATTGAGTCTGCATCACCGAAGTTATCAGTGTAAGCAGCTGTTTTCTGACCAGCAGTTGGTAGGTTACCGTCTGCACCATTACTTAGTGGTGACTTAACTGGTAATACTTGAGCAGGGAATGCACTTCCACCAGCAATATCTGCAATAGTGTAGTGTGTTCCAGCAGCTGCGTGAGTATTGCCGTGACCTGACCAATAAATCCAGTCTGATTTATTAGCAATTACGTTTCTGTAATAGTTTAACTGACCGCTTGTATCTTTAGCATCAGAACACTTAGACACGAAACCGAATGTTTCTAATACTGTGTGTGGTGTTCCTGTGATTACGCCTGTTCTATCTGTAACAACTACGTGTAGTTCATCGTTTGTAATTCCACCGTTAACGGCAGCAGCGGATGAGCCTGGTGCTTTATCAAATAAAGCGTAGTGTTCCCAGTATCTATCGATTGCAGTGTCATCAGCAACTGCAGATGTTAGACCGCCTGCTGTAGGTTGACCAATTGATTCGATAGTTATAGCGTTTGTGTTGATTGCGGTAATTCTGTATTTTGTGTCGTGACCTGAAAAAGTAATAATGTCTCTTACTAAGAAGGCTGCACCACTATCTACAGTGATAACAGTATCACCAATAGCATAGTTATTGGTATCATTCACCAATGATGCTGAACCTTTGAAGTATGCATCACTTGAACCACATACTGAAACGTCTAGATTATTACCTAATGCGCCTGGGCATCTTGCAATCCAAGAACCAACTGTTCCGTTTTGCCCGCCTGACTCAAATGTAGATGCATAATCTGTAGAATTTTTAAGTAAACTTGTTGCGTTTGAAGCGTTAGCATTATTCATACCTGTGGTATTAATTCTAACTACTCTTAGTGATGAACCATATTTCAGAAATGACTCAGCAGTATAAAAATCTTCCGCACCAGCATCTGTGTTAGCAGGTGTGAAGAAAGATTCTATAAGACCGTTTGAGTCTGAAACTGTTACTACTTCATCAACAGGGCCCCATTGAAATGAACCAGCGTATCCACCTATGGTGATACTTGAAATGCCATACTTTTCTCCTGTTAATGTAAAAAGTTTTGTTTTACTTGATATATTTATAACTTTAAAGATTCTAAGAATTATTATAGAACCATCTATCTCCACTACCGTCTACAAAACTTCCCTCCGTTTGAGGGTCACCACCAAATATTCCTGCTGGTAACATGTCATCTTCAATGACTCTTTGTTGCTCTGAGTATAAGAGATTCTTAACTTGATGGTTAGTTAGGTGGGTAAAATATTCAGTAGTAATAAACCAACTGAATAATACACAATTCATAACCATATCATCGTGATATCCTCTATCTGCTTCAAAGGACATCCCTTTATTTATGAAAGTCATAAGCTCGGTGATAGTACTTCTATCAATCAATTCTAACCTATTTTCTTCTACAATCTCCTTTAGTGTAGAACATCCTATTCGTTTAATCTTCTTGGTCATGGTAACACCAATATCTTCTGCTTTAGTCATTCCCTGTGTGAATACATTATCGTATTCTATATCATAGTGTAACTGACTTGCTACCATTGACCCCTCTGCATTATTTTCTATGATAACTAATGCAGTGTTGTATGCTTTTGCATATTTATTTATAATATCGGGAAACAGCATGGGGGATATCATACTATCTCTGTATGTTGCAACTTGTGTAAATGGATGTACACTTACATCAAATATGGTCATTGTAGAGAAGTCCATTCCTCTACCCTTAGCAACATCGACTGTACATATATAGGTATGTCCTTCAATAGGTCTTTTATACACACTAAACCCATCCTTATACCACTCAGCATCCCATGCTTTTAGACCTAGTAGTGTATTACTGTTGATAAGTGTATTACCTGTTCCTAAGAAACTGTTACCATATTCCTGTTCAAACTGTGCTTCCGAAGTGTTTGCAATTGTTTCTTTCTTCCACTCTTCGTCTCTGCCTGGCACATCATACCAGTTGATTGTAAATGGTTTATATTCTGACTGGTCATGTACAGCACTTTCGTATATCTTGTGGAACATATTACCCACACCGTTTGCAGTAGATGTAATAATAACCTTTGAATCTTTACCCGATGTTACCACGGGATATGTTGCAGTATAGAATGTCTCTGCATCGTCTACGAATGCAAACTCATCGAGATAAAGTAGGTTGATTGACAATCCACGAATGGACGATGATGACGTTGCAGCTGCTACAATCTTGCTGTCGTTTGCAAACTCAATAGAACCTTTGTTTAAAATCTTCACACCAGGCTGCAAAAAGAACGGTACACTTTCCAACATAGTTACAATACGTGCAATCATTTCTCTAGAAATTGCACCTTTGTTGGCAAGAACCGCTACTGTAACTTCGGGTTTAAACAATAGAAACCATAAAAGATATGCACATGATGTGATTGATTTACCGCTCTGACGTGATGCAAGTACGACATTAAATCGATTTGCATTATAGTGTTCTATCAGTTTGTCTTGATACCCACGAAGTTTAAATGGTACCATACCTTCATCTAGTGATATGATTTGTGTGTAGTTCTCAATAAAATGACAAGGGTCTTCAGAACACTTCAAGTATTCTGCCATCTCCTCTTCGGTGTACTGGTGTTCGATACCAGCACGTTTAATCATGCTGTTACCAAGATACCCTTCGTTTTTATTAAGTGTCATTCTGTTTTGATTTCTTCAGAAACTTCTGTAGTTCTGAAGTAGAACCAACATAGAGATGGTTCTCTTGTTTACCAATCTTCTGTTGGTCTTCTCCCTCTAATTTCTTTAATTTGGTTTGAACGTCTAATAACTTCTCGGCAGTCTCACCTACAGTCTTGATTAATTGTCCAGCGACCTCGTATGCACGTGGGTTTTCCGTTTCTTTACAGACATCAAGAATACCATCGATAGCATCTTGTCCTCGCTCAACGAGACCATAGAGATTTTCTCTAGTGTATTTGTAATCAGTTTCTATATTCTTTGAACGTTTGGAATCGGTAGGAACAGATTTCACAATCTCTCCTGTTTGAACTTGTATGTCCGAAGTGATGTCTAGAACTTCGTCTAATTTAGAATCTATATCTTTCGCCATAATTAACTCGCATCTGTAACCTTATCTTCAGCAAATGTGCTGACGGTTCCGTCATCATAAAATGTTACGTTCTCTGCAACAACAAAGGTGTCGCCTGGTTGTACTGAACCCACAAATTTAAGTGTAGTGTTATCACTAACATATAGTGCTTGAGAAGCTACTAAGGAAAGTCTATCCTCTGCAATACTGTTTACAAGAACAGTACCAACTTGGCCTTCAAGACCAAAGATTTCATCTCCTACACTTATCTTACTATTTAGTGGAGTGTCAAATGTGTATGTTGCGGTAGTACCAGCATTATAGTTAACAACACCAGTAAATGCTGGTTCATAGTGTTTGACTTCTTTAACTAGACCAGCACCATCAATCTGTGATGTTGTGAATGTTCCACTTGTTTGGTTAATGTAATCTCTTTCAATAACACTCTTAATAACATCTCCAGTATACACAGGCCCAAAGAAGTATAACTTCATAGTAAACTCCAGTGCATAAGATATCACACGTCTTTCAGTAAAATCCCCTTCATATGTGTCTTCCATAGAAATAGATGTTAAGACGATTGGTACATCTCTAACGTCTGACATACTATCAATCATCTTCATTGTTACAGTGTATTCGGGTTGAAAGTATGGTATAATCTGTTCTACAATCTGCAAAGCATCATTCATGTTTTTTGCAAGAACGTTTAGTGTAAAGTTTAGATTATAGGGTGCTGGTTGATATTGGAACCCTCTTTTATTGCCATCTGTTGTTTCTAAATTTGTTTTAGTATGTCTTATTAATTTGTTTTGTTGTCTAGCAGGGTCATATGAGAAACCTGTAAGTTCAAATGCAAGTCTTGGTAGAGAAATGGCACTTCTATTGGTATCACTCAAGTCTGCTTCTTGTTGTAATCTAGCAAGAAATTTCTGTTTAGGGCCATATGAAATGGGAACCTTCTGTTCATGTAGTACAGTTCCGTCTGCCTTTATCTTCTTTACTGAGATGTTATTGAACATGGTACCAAAAATGGATACCGCTCTCTTCATTGTTTCATTATAAAAAAACGTACCAAACATTATGTAACCTCACCGAATGGATTTGTCTCACTGAAATCTAGGTAGTTATCGGCATTATCTTCAAAGTCTTTGTTTTGTGCCGATTTATCGTGTTCGAACTCTAGTACATCTTCTATAGATAGTACAATGTATTCTGCACCCGAATCAACACCAATAAGGGTATCACCTACTGCAATTGCTGTTGTGTTATCTTTAATGTTTAACTCTCTAGTAGAAGCGACCCAACCAACAACTTCACCAACAACAGCACCACCAAGTGTAACACTCTCACCACGTTTAAAGTTACCAGTACCATCTGCTTGCATGATGAAGTCTACAGTGTATGCTTTTTCTGTTTCTATTAGGTCTACTGCACCACCGACATCGAAATCTTCTCCGTTGTATTCGAACAACTCACACTGTAACTTAAATACAAATAGTTTACCGACTTGATAGAATGGGTTCTCATGTTCCACAAATTTGATTTCAAACATAGAACCACTAAGAGGGAAGTAAATTAAATCACCCTCGTTAGGTCTTAATGATGTTGCAAGGTTTGAATCTAGTGATATGAATCTCTCCCATGTTCTGAGGGAAAGGACGAATGTAGCTTGGTCACGTACCTGTATACCAAACTTAGACATGAGGTCTCCTTCACCTTCATATCCTTCTGTGTTTTCTAGATACATTTCAACAGAATATGCATCCCCAAAACGTGACTGTACATCTTCACCAAGAATCGTGTCTTCTTCTACAATCTCTCTTGGTAAATAGTATGTCTCATTACCATACATACGTAAAGATTCAACAACTAAATCCTCGTAAAGATGTTGTTCAGTCTGAACTGCATGGTTAAAAAATACGTTTGTTGGCATATATTATCCCATCATATCAAGAACTGGCATTTCAAAATTCAGTCTTGATTCTTCTTCTAATCTTGTAATTTCTTCTTGTGCTTCTTGTTTCATTTGAGCCGCATCAAGTGTGACACCGCCTGGCAATTGTATGCCCGAGAACTTGGAAAGGTTTTCACCCCACTGATATTTAACAAGAGCTGTACAATACTTTTTCAACCACATATCATTGTAGATATCGGTCATGTCTGTTGGGTCTAGTTTACGATAACACTCAATGACAATGTACTCACCCGCTGTGAGTTTATCTGTACTGTAATC